TTGGGTTCTTAACTGAAACAGATACAGCTAAAGATGTTAGACAGGCTAGAGGTGGTGCAGTCTTTACGCAAAGCGCAACTAAATACTTTGATAATATACTAGAGGTATTGGTTGGGGAATCAGAGAACATCACGGGTGAAAAGCTACGAGTAGCTACGCGAGAAGGTGATATATATGACGCTAATCCATTAGCTCGTATACTTGGTATAAGCGTCAAGCAAGGTAAGACAGCAGCAGAGAAAGCATACTCATTAGCTGAGCTACAGACATGGACAGCAGATCAGCGTGGTAAGATACCAATGTATGATAGGATATTCAACGAGTCTATAGCACCTTTGTTAGAGCCTAAGATGACTAGGCTGTTGAAGGATAAACGTTTTACTGAGGGGCAGGGGTTACCTGAGGGAACGAGCTTGCTGCAGTACCGTAGAGATAGAGTTAAGTATGAGCTAAGTCAAGCAAGAAAAGAAACAAGGGAGATGTTAGACTACTATGAGAATCCCGGTTTCTTAGATAGGCTACGGTACAGAGCTTCTACTAAAGGCACTAAAGAGCAGCAAGCAGAAGCGTTAAAGTACATGCAACGCAACGGAGTATCCGCAACAAGCATACGAGACTTTAACTTTCGAGAGTTAAATATGTTTAACTCTTACATAGACCATCTAACGTATATCAAAAAAGGTAATTAAAAGAAAAGAGGGGGCCGCTAAGCCCCCTTATTTTTTAGTTGTTGTAGAAACCTTTCAAGTAATATGATCAACTCCTTGCGTAGCTTTTCAATATCACCGTCATTGTCTCTTCCCTCTAAGAATCTTTTTGCCTCTTGTTCTAGCTTGCTCTCAGACATTTTCAGGTACGGATACACAAAATGCTAGGGAGTAAGCTGTTTCATTAGGCTTTGTTTCGTTTAAAAGATTCCTGATTTTTGCAGCAGCCATCCTACACTTATCGTATTCATCATACATTATAGGCTGGCTCTGTACATGGTGCATACCATTATTAAACATAATAAATACTAGTATCCACTTCATAAGACCGACTTAACTAGATCAACTCCATATGTTACAGCAGGTACTACAACGGAATCTACGATGCCAAAACCAATAACTGCTGTTACTAAAAACTGAAATGCTTCAACCATAATAATCTCCTTTATGTTAGGTCTACTATTTCACACACATCACCAGAGCAAGCCATTGTTTGCATTGCCACAGTGTTGTCTTCTTGTTCATACTCAGAGAGCTTAGACCAATCTATTCTATCTGGCATTGAACTTAATACTACTTCATACTCTTCCTTAGTGCAATCTTGATAAGGTGCTTGCTGATAAGTATGATCAGAGTGTGGCAAGAAAGACACACCTGACATCTCGTCAAAGTGCTCATACACAAATGCACCTACAGACATCCACTCAGAGTCACGCACTGTGATAGTTACACTAGGTTTATGTTCACACCAGTGACGCTGATACATTAACCAAAGCTCAAGTTGCTCAATAGCAGACATGTCGTTACGTGTTACTGCACCTTGAGGAGCCTTAACAGGGAAACTAAACACTGTTGTCTGCTCTGGCTTACCGTTCTCAGGTTCGTTAGGAATACCGCTATCAATCATAAACTGCGTTAGTGGGTCTTTGTTATCTCCACGTACAGTACGGATGTAGTAGGGGCTGTGACGTGCATGTATCCCACTTGAACTGTCAACAAGTTGTGACACCGTTCCGCTTGGCTTGACGCAAGTTATAGCTGTAGACTGAGGTATACCTAGACGATGTGACCACTCAGCATTTGTGATAACAGCTACATCTTTTAGATGCTCTAGTGTTTTATCTAGCCCTCTGTTCTTTGTGGTTAGTAGTCGGTTGTCCATGATACCTGTAAGAGATACACCTAAGAGCCGTTCTTCTTCTGTGTTTCGTTGCCAGATTTTTCTGAGGTAGGGGAACTTTGTGTACGAGCTTTGGATTGTCCCAAGTATAGTGGCGCATCTGACTTTTCGCTCCAAGTCTTCAATCGTGTCAGTGGATCGTACAACCACCTCTGTAAGATTGCAGAACTCATACGGACGAAGAATGATTTCACTGCACGGATTGGTCCCAAACTCGTGTTCAGGATCACGCCTACCATTCTTAGCGGCTTGCTTCTTACTTGCTTCACGGTTAAATACTCCTCGCTCACCTGACTTACTCTCAACTAAAGAAAGCCACTCTCTCATAAAAGTTTCCATGTCTGGCTTCTCAGTATAAGACACACTGTTGTTTGCTAGTCTACGGTGCTGTGCTGTTTCCCACCAGTGTCCTGACTTAGCGTGCCGCATACGATCATCACTCAAGTTAGACAGAGATATCATAGCACTACGGCGTACACCGCCAACCACTACAACCTGACCAATAAAACACATCAGGTCATGGCACTCAATACTAGACAGCTTGCGCCCTTGTGCATTCTTGAATGTCTGTACAGCAAAGTTAAACAGTTCAACCAAAGGCGCTGGGCCTGAGGCTCTACCGCCAAAAGTTTTTAGCCTTGCACCTGCAGGGCGTACACGAGAGATGTCCCACTTAGGTATCTCACCAGCCCATAGGAGTGCCAGCAATTGACGGAAAGACTTAGCCCAACCTTCCTTACTGTCCCTGACAACGATGATGGTTTCACTATCGTAGAGGTCGGGGATTTCGGGGAGCTTAGAGATGAACTGCCGTTCAACAGAGAAGCCCACCCCAGTGCCACACAAGAGAATAAACATAGCCTCATCGAAGGACTTAGGGTCATCTACGGGTAGGTAACTACAGTTGTACCCTGCAGTGTTGTCACGCTCTAATGCAGGTCCAGCAGTCATCATAGCTCTCATAGAGGGCATGACATCTAGGTTCAGTATAGCATCACGTATGTTGTTTACGTAAGAGTCATCACCAATCTTAGTGCGTACTACATTATCCATGTAGCGCTCTACCGTATCACTCCAAGACTCTCGCCCCTTGCCATCAAAGTATTTTGCGTATCTAGATTTGTGTATAAATGATTGATAGTCTGTTGGTAAGTAGTTATCCATTATCGTTTGTCTCCGCTTCCTTTAAGTGTCCCTTTTTCTTTTCGTGCCTTTAGCTTAGCTATGTTGTTCTTAGCTACCACTGACATCTCTACGTTTAGATCACGACAAAGAGCAGCAATATACCAAAGGCAATCGCCCAACTCTGCGGCAATACCTTCTCTGTCGAGTTCTTTATCCCTGACAATTTTTTTAACTTTATTGGCTACTTCGCCAGCCTCACCACTTAGGCCCAAGGCTGGATACAAAATAGCTGTTGTAGTTGGGTAAATCGCAGTATCTGCTGCTGTTTTTTGATAGGCATCAAACGTAAAATCTGCATCGTGATAGCTTTCAAAAGCATCAATATCATCTTGCGTAATCATTACCATCTCTCCTTTACTTGTAGCTTATCTATCTCTATATCGTCTATGTCATGGAAGGTGTTGTGTATCAAGTCATATATATCTTCTGTGTGTGCATCCTCAACTAATGACAGAATGTTTCCATCCTCTTCTACCTCAACCACAAAGGTGACACTGAACTTCTTGTTCATTTATGCATCTCCCTCATTGACTCTAGCATCTTCACTAGATAGTACTGTGCCTTCTCCATATCCTCTACAGGCTTGCCCTTGTAGTTGTGCCTGTGTTGATACTTAATAAGGTTGCCGTGGCAGTACCCTTTAAACTCTTCTGGTGTTAGTCTCTCCTTGATATAGTCAATACATTCTATACCACTCAATGCGTAATGCATAGGCTTACTTACTGGATCGTAGTCTGACATTTAAGCACTCCCAAATGTTTTAGTGAAACGTGTAAGCTTTACTACCTTACCGTCTGTTCCTTCTACTTCTTCATACTTTTTTTCTAAAGGATCGTCAACACCCATTTTATCATTCCTGTAACTTTCTACTTCGTCATACAGGTCTTCATCAAGCTGTGCCTTATGTAAGAACGCACCCATAAGTGTAGCTAAATGTACAAGGTAAGCTGCGTCTTCTAGTTGTAACTCTTTTAACTCACCTACTAGTAAGCCTGTACTCAACTCTCCTGTCCAACCATCTTCATCAAAACTCGCAGGTTTTAATATCAAGGCCACCTCATCATCTTCTATGTAACGTTTCATTTATCTACCTTTTCTTTTAAGATAATCCTCTTACTCTTTATTACTCTGCCTTTCTCTTTCAGCCAATCCTCAGGTATGACACGGTGCGCCCAGATAAAGTCGTTCTTCTCACACCACTGGAAGTACCTAGTCTTAGAACCTTTGTATAGTTTCGCCATAGAATTACTAAACACGAAGCGTATGTCTAGCTGGGGGTGTTGCTTGCGTACCTCTAAATGTTTACGTCTGTCTTCACTATCGAAGATACCCTTAGTCTCTATGATGATACCGTTATCTAACATAAAGTCAGGCGTGTAGGTTCTATATCGTAGGTCTTCCCACTCTATCTTTAGAACCTCGTACCTGACCATACGTTGTTTGTCTTTGAGGTACGCAGCAACCTCACGCTCTAGTCCACTGCGATACCTTCTTGGGTTATGCTTCCTCTTTGGCTTGGGCAACGGATATATACTCCACTGTTGGGGGTGTCTTACCACCTTTGTAAACCTTAGAGGGTAGAGCCTGTAGATTAGGCCAGCACTTGTGCTTGAAGTCACACCACCCACACGTCCTAGACAGCTTCGTGTTACCACTAGCCTTGCCTCTGTAAGTCTCAGGCACAGGCTCAAAGCAACGCTCAAAGGGCGCATCACTGTTGATGTAATCATACGTGCTTTCAATGTCACTCATAGTCTTGTCTTGATCTACCTCACTGGCAGAGACATACTTGAAGTCACCGTTTGATTTGTTGACTACCCACCAGCCACCTACTTCTTTGTCAGCAGCCTTAGCGTAACCTACGAGTTGTGATACGTAGCCAAAGGTATCGTCTTTATTTAATGTGTGGAAGTCTTGGAACTTATTCTCATAGGACCACGGCGATGCAGACTTTACGTCATCCACCTTACCGTCAAGCACCATGTCATACTCTCCGCTAATCTCCTTACCTTTAGCTATTTGTAATGCAACCCGGTCGTTATCTTGGAAGTCAACCTTAGCTGCACGTAGGATACCTTTGAACACAGCCTCTACAATATCACCAATCATCATGTTGATCTTGAAGGATACAGGCTTAGACACCTCTTGTTCGGGGTGGTTCTTCTGCATCCAAAGCTGGCAGGTAGGACGCCCAATGTTGGACATCCTTAGTTTAAACTCACGCTTCTTAGCATCATCCTGAAACTGTTTGGTAAGAGCCGCACGTACATCCTCTGCTACTTTGTCAATAACATCATCAGGCATAGAGGCCTTACCATCAAGCACACCCCTAAGGAATGAATGAATAGCTAACTCCGCTACGTGATGCATTACTCAAAGTCCTGCACGTCAACGATCTTAGAAACGATATCTTCTTCTTCATCAGAGATACGCTCTACGTTTAACTCTTCCCACTTACTAAGGATATACTCGTTGTTACGCTCCACGTAATCAATGAAGTTACTTAACGTGTCGTTGTCACCATCAGCAAAACCTACAGTAGCACCTAATGATGCACTGATAACAGCAAACATACTACCGTTAGGCATTGATCGTGTCTCAGGGGTTAGGCCTATCAAGTTCTCAACAGGTGACACACGCTTAGTCATAAGCTTGCCGATAGTATCGTTAAGAGACTGTAGGCTTTCTCTGTTCTTTACGTCAAACACCACAGGAACTTCACCGTTGTGCTCTACAGAAGGCTCACCATCCTCTGTGAATGTATCATCAAAGGTAGCCATACCCATCAAAACCTTTACCCGACTAACGCTACGGATAAAGTCTTGCTGATCTTTAGGTAATGCTTTGAAGTCTTTGATGTACCCTGATGGTCGGCCTAAGTTAAACGTACCTAGTGTATCCTTTAGGTCTGCGTTTAAGTTAGTAGACATCACAGTACGTTGGAAAGCATTAACTGCACTGTCCCACTTCTGCCAGCGCTGACGCTCAACAAAAAAGCGAACACTTATTGACCGACTAAGAAACAAATCATCACCCTTCTTAATCTTAAAGACAGGTGAGTTTGCTACCTTACCGTCTACTACTTCTTGGATCACTCCTGTAGATACACGATACAAGTCTGATGTTGGTTTAGATGTACTAGTACTAGAAGAAAAACCCATTGCATCTGCTAGGTTCATGTTCTGTACACTTAGAGGAACTACATTATTCATTCTATGTCCTTTCATAAAGTTAGAAGCCATGTTATACCATTAAACGTCTACTGTGTCAAGCCAATTGTTACCTATCTTAGCTTCTAATAACATAGGTACATTCATCTTTACATTGTAAGCTTTCTCAATCAAGTCACCAAGGTTGTCATTGAGGTAGCTAACTATTTGTAATACTTGATCTTTCTCATCTGGATGTACGTCTATAACCATAGAGTCATGCACACTATTTACAATGCATGAGCGATAACTATTTAGTCTATCATCCATTTCGTTAAGAACAACCGGGACTACATCACCTGTAGCAAAGCCTTGAACAGGGTAGTTCTTAATCATAGTAAAGTGAGATGGTGTACCGTTAGGCCTACGTATAACGTCAGGGAAGGCGTACTGCCTACCACTTACGTTGGTGATCTTATTAAATCTAACGGCTTCATTGCCTAGCTTCTTGTGCCACTCAGCTATACCTTTATACTTCTGAGTGAAGTGTGTGTAGTACGCAGCCTCTGCCTTACTTCTGCCATACCCTGTTGCCCCAAAGAGAGGGGCGAAGGTATGGGCCTTGGCATCTTGACGTGACGTAGGTTGCCCTGCATCACTGATAACCTTGGCAGTATAGCTGTGTACATCAAAGCCTGTGTCGATCTCATCCATAGCAGTCTTGTCTTGTGCAAGGAAAGCTGCGACACGAAACTCAAGCTGAGCAAAGTCACACTCCATGATCTGACCACCATCCCAGCGAGATACAAACACACGCTTTACGGGGAAGGTTCCACCTCTAGGCATGTTTTGCATGTTTGGGTTTCTTCCAGAGAATCTACCTGTACTGGTGATGTGCTGGGTAAGGTTGACGTGTAAGAATCCGTCTTGTTTGGTGTAGGTTGAAATACCATCCACAAAACTATTGAGATAGGTGCTAATAGCACTAAGCCTTTTAGCATCCTGTAAGAATCTCTTTGCTGAGTCCATCCCATTGTTACTAGCGGTTGCAATAAGCGCATCTAGTTTATCCTTTCCTGTTGCGAAGCCATTATAGCTTATCCATTTTCTACTTGGCGGTGGGTTAAATCCTAACCCTGCCATCTGTTTAGTTTCTTTAAGTCGGTAGCCCTTGCCACCACAGTCTTTACATATGTTTCCTTTCTTGAATAATGTTCCATCCTTCTTAGTCTTGAAGGTCGTACCCTTACCATCACATGTACTGCAGTGTAAGGGTATAGTCTTTAACATCAGGTTACTGTTAGCTGATATGATTGACTTGTAGTCCTCTGGTTTATCAGCGTACTCAAACAAGTCTGACCATTCTTTTTTGTTGTGTATCTTACGACTAAAGATAACCTGCGATAGTTGCTCTGGTGAGTTTAAGTTTATAGGCGTAGCGCCCATTAAGGTTCGCACCTCTGAGGACAGCCGGGTTTCGATATCTGCTTTTTCCCGTTGGAACTCATCTCTGACGTGTTCAAGGGCGGGTTTATCCACCCTGATTCCAGACATGTACATTCGTCCCAAGGTGCGGCAGGTACGGAAGGTAATGTCCTGAATACTTCTGAGGGAGTGGGCGGTGGGTTCGGCATAGTCTTCTTCGATGGACTTGTACAACTCACCAGTAGTACGCAAGTCAAGCTCAAGGTAGTGACTGAGTTTATCCAAGGGTATCTCATTTGTATTGTATCCTTTCTTGTAATACTGCTTTAGCGTATCATCCTTTTGATGCTCTAAGTTTCTGCGTATTGCACATTGCTCTAAGCTAAGCGGTTGTTTCTGCCCACGCTGTAAGATATACTCCGAAAGCATGGTGTCGTATATATCTCCATCATATTTAAAACCACTAGCCCACAACCACGATAAGTCATACTGTAAGTTGTGACCTATCAGTAGTTTTGTTGTGTCTAGCCATGCCTGTAGCTTAGCTTTGTTTTCCTCTGAGTCATTGCGCTCTGAGTGATCAAAGCAAAGTAAATCCTTTTCGTCTGTCTCTAAGCACAGCACACCTACCTCTGTCAGCGTGTTGGTAGGTTCAAAAGGGTCGTTAAATATCTTACCGTTACGTAAGGTAATGCTGTTCTCTACGTCTAGTACTCGTTTCATTATGCCATATACCTCGCTCTTGCTCCATCTAGTTCGCAGTGTACAACACCATGCCACCCACCACGTAACTTGTTCTTGGCTATGTTAAGGTGTCGCTGTGTGTCCTGCTCATCTTGCCCTTCTACTACAGGGTTCTTAGCAATAAGTATCATAAGGTCAGCCTCTGCTGCCTTGCCTGTCTTACTGCCTTCCATCATTGACTGATCCACGTACACCTTACCTTCAGCTACAGCAGACAACTGAGACATCCATATAACTGCACAGTCATACTGCTTCGCAATATTTCTAGCATGTATCGCTGCCTCTTTCAAGTAGATGTCTGACTTATCTGTGTTACGTGTTGCAAACTTGTCACCCATGTCAAGCACCAATATATCAGGCTTGTATGCTTTGACTAAAGCCTCAACCCAAGACATGTCCTTACCTGTGCTGTCGTATATCTTGATGTTGTCATGCACTGGTTTGTATCTTGTGTTAGCTAAGGCGTAGTTACCCTTGACCTCTTCCATAGACATGTCAGTAGCAGCACTAAGATACCTAGCACCTACACGAGAGTAATGCTCTTCGTTACACAAGACGATACACTTAGCACCCTGCCTAGCAAACCCATCGTCAGACGCAATGAGAGAGGCATGGAAGCTAGTCTTACCTGTGTTGGGCCTTGCACCTACGATAACTAGGTGACCCCCACTGATACCCTCTATACGGTTGCGTAGTGATGGTATGTTAAACTTCCACTTAGACTGTACATCGTTAGCCTCAAGTAAACTGTCAATAGATATGTCACCCCAATCTATCTTGAGGTTAGGCATGAAGTCATCCTGATATGTGGATAGCAGTTGACGCATAGGCTCTAGTGTTTTCTCTGCTCCATTAACATACTTAAAACCTAGCTTAGCAATCTCTTCACCTACTACCTGTTGGAATAGTTTTGATAGTACCTCTTGTGCAATCTCCTTTGATAGTGGTTTCTCTCTGTCTATCTTCTTAAACAAATCCTTGTACATATCTTTGTTAGATGTAGTAAGGACGTTGCGTGTAAAGAACAACGCCTCAAGCTCAGCAGGTGTGATAGTCTTATCGTACTGCTGCATAGCGTAGTCTAACGTGTTCTTTATCTTACGTAGTTCTGCTGTGAACAACTTGTCCGGGGTACGGATACCCTTGTGATCTTCATAGAAGTCCTTGTCAAGTAATGTTCTTATCAGAGCGATTTCCATTAGCATCTCCATAAAAAATATAAGGTACAACTCTTCCTGTGTTCCACCGTTTAGCTTCTTCTTCTGCTTCCCACCTGTTGTTGAATACCCATACCTTATGGTCTTCTGTCCAAGGGTTCTCCTTACGGACATAGGTAAACTCACCTAGCTCAATCTCAATCTCAACTGCGTAGGTCATCACTTATCCTTAAAGATGTAAGGCCAGTAAACTTCCTTAGCATCAGCCCAAGCTAACTTCATACCGATTACAAAACCGATAGTGCCTGAACAAACTGCAATACCTGCTACTGAATATAGTTCTGCTTCACTCATCTTGTTTCTCCTTTTCTGTTTCTAATCCTGCCTTAACCAGAGCCACAAAGCCCACGTTAAAGATAGCCATGAAAGTCTCTGGATCACACTCGACTTGCAGAGTAGCACTGCCGTCCGCATGCTCTTCTATCTCTACTATTTTTACTTCACTCATTAGTGACTTCCTGTACCAAGGGCCATCCATGACACAGGGAATAGCTCATGCATCTTAACACTGATTTGTGCTGCCACCTTTTGTGTCTCAACTTGTGTGTCATTGGCACAACGTAGCAGACACATATCTGAGAAGGCATCCAGTGACCCTGACCAGTACCACTCAGTCATGGTAGACTGTGGTAGTACCATTCTGGCCTGTTCGGGACAGACACCTGCTTCTAACATAGTGTTATAGCTTTCAATGGCATCCTTATATAACATTTCAGGTCTAACAGGGCATGATACTTCACCTTCACTGCCTTGCTTTTTATCCGCACTACGTCCACGCCATACGTCAGGCATATAGAACTCAGGCTCATCGTCCACATACCTACGGCTAATCTCATTCCAACGTAGGAACTTATGCTTGACTAGCTGTCGTGCTACAAAGACAGGAGCTTTGATGTGGAAGGATGCAAAGCAGTGACCAAAGGGGCTGATATGATTGTGTGTGGCTAGGTATCGGATCAGCTTAGTATCCTTGTCCGACAGCACAGGCAT